CCGTCGCGTTCTGCGCTTCAACTCCCGCGCTTCCTCGTCCGGGTCGCGGTTGAATTCGTTCCAGATGTCTTGCCGCAGTTCGTCTTTGGCGTGGACGACGTTTTCCGAGTCGCGCGAGCTGTAGCGTTCGGGCTCGACCATATAGCCGTCCCAGATTTTCTTGTCGGAGGCGTCGGTCACCTTCACGCCCTGAAACACTTCAGGCTTGCAGGTGGGACAGACTTCCTCGAGCAGACTCATGTCGGAGCCATAGCGCGCGCAGGTTCGCAACGCGCCGGCTCCGCACCCGCGACAGAGGGACACTTAGGAGCGCGCCTCGACGAGTTTCGTCTTGCCGCGTCCCTGGACTTCGGCCAGCAGTGCGTTCGATTCCCGAATTTGTTTGTTCAGGTTCTCGAGTTCGCTGTTAGCCAGGTCCTTCTGCTGATCCTGGGTGAGATAAATCTTCTGCCACGATTTGTGGCCTTCCTCGCCCCAGGCGATGGTCATATCGTTCTTGGTCTCGACCAAAAACTGAATCTGGGGATCTTCGGTGGTCAGCTGCTGGTTGGAAAAGTAAACGCGGACGGTTGGTTCTAACGTCTGCGCGCCGGTGCGGGGATCGGTGATCCCGTAGCCTGCCCGCAGGATTACCTGAGGCGACCAGCCGCGGCGTTCGCGCCAGTTCTGCAGGTGCGAGCCGCCCAGGTGGAAGTAAGTTTTCTCCTGGACCTTGTGGCTGCCGGGAAGCTTGTCGCACTTCCACTCGCCATATTGAATCTCTTTCTTGCAGACCAGGCAGGTCGCTTTCCAGTTTTCTTGTGCTACGTGCATGAATATTCTCCTACGTGGATAAAAATGCCGTGACGTGCGGGGCCTTGGAGCACCCCGCACGCCACAGTGCAAGTTATTGAAACGCGGTCCAGTTAGTGAATCGCGCGTGACGGGCAGGGTGGCGAATTCTCCATCCCGCTTGGGTGTAGACCAGATCCTTGATCAGCTTCGGATTGGTCGTGTCGTAGTTGGTGATCAGCTGCGTGTCGTTCGAGATGCCGTTGTCCGACAACGGGCAGAACTCGATGGACGGCAGATCGATCGCCAGCGCCTCGTAGCTGTAGTTGGTCGAAGCGTTGAAGTCGCCCATGTTGAAGTTGTTCGCGATCAGGAACGTACCGTTCGAGGTCACAAACTTCTTCAGGCTTACGCCGAATAGGTCGATGTCAGGCTTGACCAGCTGCTTGTTGGCCGCGTAGTAGTCGAGCGCGGTCTTCACCAGCGGGGAGGCGATCAGCAGTTTCTGGGGCGAGCCGTAGCGGAAGGTAAACTCGTTCGCCTGCAGGAACGACTGATAGGTCACGGTCCCGCCCATGTCGGTGACGAAGGGCGAGATTACCGAGCGCACGCCCATGGAGCTCAGGCGCGTGGAGGTTCCGTTGACCGTCTGCGAGTACACGCCGAAGATGCCGACGTCCTCGATCTCGAGCTTGGCGCGGCGCATGGCGAGCATTTGCAATCGGGCTCGTTCATTGCGGTCGTAGTAGGTCCGCGTCGAAGCGCCCATGCGCGTGATCTGCACCGGCTGCTCAAAGATCTGGCAGGCGGAGGTTTTCAGCGTGACATAGGGCGAACGCGGAGTCTGGATGGCTCCGCCTTCGGTGGCGGCCGTGCCGATAATGCGCAGCGACTGGGTGGCCCCAACCGTGCCCGACGTGGTAGCCGCGAAGCCGCGGGTCACGGTGATGGTGCCGGCGACGGCGCCAATCTGGTAGGCAGTGGTTGAAGGCGTGCCCGCGCCGATGGTGACCGCGGTGATCAGCACCACTTCTTCGATGCCGGTGCCGATGTCGCCCGAGCTTGGGACCTGGACCATATCGTTGACGCCGAAGATGGTGACGTCCTGCACGGGAATTGCGGTGGCTACCGAGCTAAGCGCCGTGGTTCCGTTCGACACGGTGCCGAGCATGGGTAGATCCTGATCTTCAGGCCATTCAAAGATCGGGTTATAAACGGTTTTCTTCCGTTTGGAGTTGTTGGTGAGGACGTAGAGCGGAGTGCGGTCGGGTTCGAGCAGCAGCATGTCGATCGCCACGTCTCGCACCAGAGTGCCTTCGGTCTGGTAGTCCTGAAAGCTGCGAATGTTCTGTTCAGCCATCGGTTAGTTCCTCTGCCTTGGCCTGAAAAGGACGAAGGGACGAATTGCCGGCTACCGAGAAGTTGCCCCGCGGAAGGGATCGGAGTTGGTGTTCTGCTCCTGGATCTGTTGCCGCAAAGCGTCTCGTACCGGATCGGTGTCTTCTTCCTGCCCAAACTGTCGGCTGGTTTGCCCGGCTCCTAAAGCGCGCCCGGTGGCGCGACGTTGCTGCTGATTGCGTTCCTGCTGCCGTCCTACGCTCACCGCCTTGGCTACTGCCTGCGGGGCGACTCTCTGTCCGCTCGCCACTTGCGCGACCATGGTGTAAGCCTCGCGAATGAAGCCTCGCGAAGCCATTTCACCCAAAGCGCCTTTGGCCAGTCCCAGCTTTTGCTCCGCCTTCACTGTCAGCCCGGCGAACTCTTTCGAGCCGTAGGCGGGCAGATTCTGGTAGAGCGGCTGATTCTGGTTTCCTGGATCGCGGGCGCCGGCAACTTCTTCCCAGGCTCCGCGCGCTGTGTTGACCTGACTCCAGCCCTGGTAGGCTCCCAGCAGTCCGGGGGCGACTGCCTCCATGACTTGGGGGAGAACTTCAGGCAGGGAAGTGAGGATGAGGTCGATCGCACCTTTTGCCAAGGTGGATCCAACCTGCCCCGCGTTGCGCACCAGAGCGACGGCGGACTGTACTTCCGTTCGCGCTTCGGGGCTCAACTTGGGATCAGCCAGCATCGCTTCCAGCTTTTTGACGTCGGTGTTGACGCCAAACGCGGCAAGCAGATTCCGGCCCAACTCCTCGGTGGCTTGAGGATCCATTTTCTGGGCGAGCGCGTCGATCCGTTGGTGATACTCGGCTCTCGGATCGGCGATGGCAGCTGCAGCCTCGGCCGTGGCTTCTACCGTCTCTTGGGGCGTGGTTTCCTCAAGAGTCGCATTGTCCACTTCCTGCCGCATCTGCTCGACATAAATGTCGGTGTTGAGTTTGTCCTTCAGCAAGCGCTGAAGGGTGGGATCGGCGGAAATCTTTTGCCAGTCGTAGCCGCGCTTCTCCGCGTACTCCTGCAAGACTTCGGTGGGAAACTCCTTCGCCTGCTCCGTGGGGAGCCAGTTGTCGTCAGTTTCCTCGCCCTGGGCTTCCAGTTCTTCGGCGGGTAATTCGTCTACGTTCTCGTCGGTGGTTTCGGCTTCGACTTGCTCTGCTCCGGCTTCGACGGCAGGTTCTTCCGTCTCAGCGCCGTCAGGTGCCGGGGTTTCGCGCGGCTGGAGCGAGGGTAAGGATTCAGCTTCAACTCCGAGAAAATTACTGAACTCGCTCGCGCCCGGAGTGGTTGCCGGAGCGCTTTCCGGGGTGGTTACCGGTGCGGTTTCAACTGCCATGGTGGTCTCCTAACTTGCGTTGTCTAACTTGCTTTGCAAAATGCCGGAGTGTGGTTCTCCGGCGAAAACTTGGGTGTATAGCGGAATGTTGTACAAATGCTGTACAGCAAAACTGATTAATCTAGGCCAGTTCTGCGTCGGGGCCGTCGTCGGACATGGGCTCACTCTTGCCGGTCGCAGACTTGTTGCCCCATTTCTTCTTGTCCGCGGCCGAGTCGGTGGCCTTCGGCGAGTCTTTGTGGAAGTGCTGGCGCAGGAGTTCCGTGACGTGCTTACCGGCTTCTTCCGGCGAAGAGTAGGTATTCGGCTCTTCGCTCGAATCCTGCAGCCACGGGCCTTTGTTTTTCCCTTCAGTGCTGTGCATGTGTACGTGCCCGATGGCGGTGCCGTCTTTCGCGGGCTCGATCCGGAGATGGCGCAACTGGCCTTTCTTTACGGTGCTTTTTCCTTGCATGGTATTAGTCCTCGTTTCTGGAAAGTTTCAAACTCTACTTGTCCGCGAAGCGCTGCAGCTCGTTGAGCAACGTTGCATAGACTTCCGCTTTCGCGGCCTGGTCGCAGGCGGCTTCGAGCTGCCGCGGGAGCGTTCTCAAGGATTCGGCGGCCATGCGTTCATAGTGCTGGCGCTGGTGGCCGGCGAACTTCCCGATGGCGGTGCGCACTGAAGAGGGCAGGGCAAGGAAGTTGGCCAACGTTTGCCGCTCGGAATCAGTGAGATCGGACGCCTGCATTATTCGGGCGCTAAGACGTCCCCCGTCTGGGGATTGATCGCGACAAAGGCGTCGAGTTGGCCGTACTCCAAGGTCGCTTCCACGCCTTTGAATGCGGGCGGGTACATGCCTTTAAAGAACAAACACCCGTCGTCTGTTTTCTCCGGCGAGGGAAACGCGTAATGAATCACCGCAGAATTCTTGGTCACGGTCGCAACTTGGCAATTGCATGCCGATGCCCCCGGATTCGCGTAGACGAGCAGCCCGATGATTTCGTGCTTGATGTTGTAGCCCTTGCCGCGAACCAGATCGCCAGCTTTCGCGGCTCGTCCATTGGAATAGTGCATAGGTAAAATCCTTTCGAGAGAGAGTTACGCGGTTACCGTCTCCGCTTGCTCGACCGGGGTTCCATCTTCGTTGGTCGCGTCCGGATTCGAGAGCAGGTTGGTGGCATGATCCGCGGCTTGGCTCATGCGCTTGATGGTGTTCAGTTGTCCCTGTTCGGCCAGATCCTGCGACGGTGGCAGACCTAGTTCCTGCAGCAGCGCGTTCATCGCGCCAGGCACATCCTCAATTTTTCCGGTCAGACTCACGTTTACTTTCACCGGCGGCGGCGGAGGCGTGGTCCTTTCCGGCGCCAGGAAGTCTTCCGGCTGGTCGATGCCCTTGATCGTCTTCAGGTGATTCACGATCACCTTGCGGCGATCGAGCACGTCCGGAGCTTGCATCGCGACCTGGTCGAGTTCGACCGCGGCCTGCCGGCGCAGATCATCATCGACTGCCATGTAAGAGCCAGCCTCGGGCTCGCATTCGAAGTCTTCCTGGATTTCCATGGGGTCGAGCTTGACGGAGGAGATCATTCCGCCCTGGTCGGTCATAATCCAGGGAATCTCGGCGGCTTGGTTCTGCTGCTGCTCGAGATACGACTTCACATCGTATTTCTTGGGATCGATGCCTTTGCCGGCGAAGTAATCGCGCATCTGTCCGCCAAAGTATTTCGACGGCACTTCCCAGCTTTTGTCCATGTCGGCCATCTGCTGGTTCATCCAGATTTTCTTCATGCCCAACTGATACAGGTAGAAGTTGCGCGACTCCATCTTGAAGGCGAGCAGCACGTCGGCGGCTTTCGCATTCAGCACGGCGGTGGTGGCGGTCTTTGAAGATTGCGGGCTGTACGTCGTCCCGTCGGTCGTCGTCTGCAGCGAGGGCTCAAACATGCCGATCAGCTGCATGATGGCGGCGCCGCGCTCCATCGCGCCTGGAGGCAGGGGCGGAGTGGGAACTGGCTGCAGGGAATTGGGATTGCCTCCGGATACGCGCACGATGCGGAACATGCCGCGCTCCAGCACGTCGGTATCGAAGTCGAGGCCTGCGGGCGCCAGGTAGGTCACGCGAATCAAGTTGGTGACGTAGTCGAAATTCTGGCAGTGCTGCAGGTTGAACAGCATGAACATGAAGCGCAGCAAGCGGGGCGTCGAATCGCCGATGGCGTCGATCAGATCGGGCAAGGGAACTTCGTCGGTGAAAGCAGTGTCGCCGTAGAAGTTCACCGGGTAGGGCATTTTGCCGAGAACCTTGTCGCGGTAATTCTCGTTGCACCAGGTAATCCACATGCGGCCGTCGTCGTCCTGCTTGTGCTCCTCGAGCATGTCGTATCTCTTGCGCACCCGCAGGTTGCGCGGAAACTGGTACTGGACCTGATCTTGCTTGCCGACTGCGGTGCGGAACAAATCTTTCAGTTCCTGGAACTCGCCTTTGACTACGACCGGCTCGGGATCGAGGCGCATCAGGCCGGCGACGGCTTCGGGATCAAACGCCGGCGTCATCTCACCAGTCTCGGGATCTTTATATTTCACCCCTAACATCTTTTTTAACCACAGGTCGGTTTCGCTGTAGCACTCGGTCACAAAACTGGATTGCCGCAGGGTGCGGGCAAAGGGCTCCCAGTAGACATCGCCGGGGAAGCAGCACTTAATTCGCGGTCCTTCGTATTTCTCGACTACTTGTGGGACCGTGATCTCGGCGCCGGACTTGGCCATGAACTCGTTCACTTCGTCGTCGGACATCGAGGCGCCGTGCTCTTCGACCGACTGCTGGATCTCCGCGTCGGGGGCGTTGCGGAAGCGCATCATCTCGCCGCGGTCGCGAGCCACGATCTTGCCTTCCTTCATGATCGCCTTGCGGAAGACCATGTTTCGCGAGATGAAATCCCAGTAAAGCTTGGAGACGCCGATGCCGAGCGACTCCGCGGCCATCCGCACGCGCACATCTTCCGAGCGTTCTTGGCTGGTGTCGTACTGATGCGAGAGCAGCGCCGAGAGCCGGGCCGCGCGAGAGGGATCGGAGCCGCCGCGCACGCGCAAGGTGTAGGGCTGGGCGCTCAAGCGGGCAACGTTCTTGCGATAGATCAGGTTGGCCAGGCCGGACTCGACGTTGGTGCGGGACTTGTCTTCTTCGTTGGTTTCCTTGCCGGCGCTGTCGAGTTTGCGCAGAGGCTTGGTCCGGCACTTGATCATGCGCCAGGTCTCGACCCACTCGTCCCAGTAGTTGTAGCGGAGCCATTTCTTGCTCTCGTCGCGACGCTGGATGATGTCGGAGACGGTGCCGGAGGATTGGGTAGGTGTGGCCATCAGGAGTTAGTTTGTGGAGCGCGGAACAATTTTTCGAACTGCTGCTTCAGATTCACTTCAGACTCACATTCTTTGCACGGATCCGGCTTTTGCCAGCCCGCCGCGGCTTTGGCGCACGTATGTCGGTTGTAATCGCTCACTAGTAGCTGAACCCTTTCGCGAGCTGCTGCCGGCGCGGTTCTTTCTTGGGGGGCGCGATGTAGATCGGATTCGACATTTCGAGATACCGCAGGTTGTCGCACATGTGGGCGCGGACCTGGACGGCTTTGCCGCTCGGATCTTTCTGCGCGGCCTGGGCGGGCGTCAGCCGTTCGCGGCGCATATTCTTGATCTCGTAGATCAGCTCCGGACACTTGTCGCGGAAGATGTGAATCTGACTTCTCTTGCGGGGTTTGTCGTCGGAGCCGATGGTGCGCCGCGGCTTCAGTCCGGCGTTGACCATCTCGAAGCCCACGTCGTGATCTTTCTTGGCATCCTGGAAGAGCGGACAGGTCACGCGCAGCTCGGGCATGCACATGTATTGCTCGAATCTCACTTGAAAGTTGGGCTGCTCCGGGTCGTCGTTGGTGCCTTTGCCGAAGGCGCGGGCCGCGTAGTCAATCACTCGGGCGAAGATGGTCTCGTCGAATCGATCGCTGCGGTCGGGCTTGACGACAACGTTCTCCGGGTTCTCCGAGGATTCCATCCACTTCACGGTTTCGACGTAGTCCTTGATGCGAATGGAGGGATCGTCCGGCGGGCAGGGGCCGGATGCGCCCAGTAATCGCGGCCCGTCGTAGCGGAAGCAGGCCTTCGAAGGCCAGAGTTCACGGTAGTACCAGCGGTCGCCCCAAGGGTCAGTCGCGCACCAGAGGAAGGCATGCGGGACGGAGGGATGGGGATCGAGTGCCATGCGGCGGGTCCAGTTCAAGGGAATGGGGAAACTGGGTTCGAGTGTCGCTTCGTCGTCCATCTGGTAGATCAGCGAGCCGAGTGTGGCTTCCGCCTGGATCTCGAACTCCCGCAAGTAGAGCGCGGGGTCGGTCATCTGCTCGAACTGCTGCAAGGCCCACGGGGACAATTCCATCTCGATCGCCGGCACAAAGGTCTTTTTGCCTTTGGCTTTCTCCGGGTCGGCGTCGTAGTGCAAGCGCAAGCATGTGATGCCGTGCTGGTTCTTGTGCACCTGGATGCCGGGGTGGGGGAAGGTGGTGGGCACTGGAGTTTTTAGTTATTGGCTGTAGAAGGCTTTGTTGCGTCGTCCCGATGCTGCGGTCTTTGGCAGGTTCTTGCGCGGCGTGCGTGCGAATTCGTCGAGCTGCTGTCCGCTCATCTTCAGCAAGCCCTTGTTGCGCGCGTAGAGCTTCTCGGGCGCGTTCTTTGCAATGGCCATTGCGATTTGCTGATCTTTGGAGACGGAAGGCATGTTTAGCTATAACTAAACCCCGAAGTCGCCGTAAAAGGCCGAGTTCGCGCCGGCTCCACGCATGTTGCGAGTCTTCTGCATGGAAATCTTCTGGACTACGTTCTTGGCACTCGGCATCACCGGCTTCACGCTCTGATTCAAGCTGGTGGCTACCGGGCGAGGGTGCGCCACGCGGGAAAGGTTCTGATTCAACCCTGGAGCCTTGGGTAGCGCAACTTTAGCCGTCGCCGTCTTCGCGATGCCTTTCGGCAGAGGCCGCGAGGCTGTGACGTTCATCGGGCGCGTACCTGCCGGCGCCGGCTGCTTCGTCGAAGTCTTGACCTTGGTGCCCATGGGAGTCGTGTCGGTGCCCTGGTCGGTGAAGGACGAGGTGTCGCCGGGATTTTCGAACTGGTCGGTGCCCGGACTCCAGACCTGGTTCGTGGGCACGCCGTTCTTCGTGGAAACGTTGTTCGCGTCGGCCGAGCGCGGCGGCGCGGGTGCTTTGAATCGGCGGCTAAGTTGGTTGCGGGATGGTGGCATGGGACTGGCTCCTTGGGTAGATTCGGCGTGTAACCGAGCGAGGTGCGACTTCAGGTGCTTCGGGGTCTTAGGGCTCTGCATGGCGGCCAGTCTTCCGGCTGCCAGGTGCTCGCGCTGCTGGGGATCACGGAAGGACATTTATGCGATGGCCATCTTTGCAGCGACGGCGCGGCGGATGCCTTCTTCCAGGTCGATCTTGGGGTGCCAGCCGAAGTTCTGCAGCACATCCTTGCCCGAAAAAGCGGAATTCGCAACCCGACGACCAGAGGAAGCCGGCTTACTGCTGTCGCAGCCTATGAGAGGGAAATATCCAACCTCTGCGGCAATCATCCGCGCGACGGTTCGGAGTGTGGCGCCCACAGCGGTTCCGACTTCGATCGGGTTCGCGCTGGGCGGAACTTTGTCGATGGCAAACAGGATCGCGTCGGTCAAATCGTTAACGTGGATCCAGTCTCGCAGCTGGTCGCCGCTGCCCCACACCGTCAGCGGATCTTCTTTGCGCAGCGCTCGTTCAAGGATGGCCCGGAAGGGGTATTCCTCGGTCTGATCTTCGCCGTAACCGGAGAAAGGCTTCAGGACGATAACGGGGACGCCTTTCTTGTGTAGCGTCTGGGCCATTTGCTCCAATGCGAGCTTGGTGAAGGCGTAGGGATCGGTCTGCCAACTGTCGGTAGCGCAGCTGCTCATCAGGACCGCGCACTTGGTGGGCGGATTCTTTTCCAGCCACTTACAGAATTCCAGATCGAGCGCGATGTCGTCGAACATCTCCATACCGCCCTTCATGCGGGCGTCGACGTTGATGATGTTGGCGGCCAGGTGGACGACCAGGTCGAAGGGTACGTGCTCAAAAAGATAGGAGCAGTTCTCTGTAAACCAATCGAACGTGGCAGCCGGTCCCGACGACAAAGGGCCGCGGGGATCGACGCACACGATGTCATCGTAGCCGGACGCTCTAAGCTTTGGGACGAGATGCCTGCCCACAAAACCCGCTGAACCTGTGACCAACGCTCTCACAATTTCGGGGTAACAGTAATGTTCACGCTCTGGTAGCAGCCTGTCTTCTTGTCCCAGTCCGCAAACCCCATGTGCCCAACGGCCGATACAGTTAGCTGACCTTCGGGATCGAATGTTGTTGTGATTTGCTCAAGCAAATCAGCTACCTGCCGAACACTTTGGCGCTCTCCGTCATCGGAAAGGCCAGCGGGTTTCTCAGCCAACGGCCCCTTGAACTCCTTCGACAGATGCCCGCGAACCTCGGACGGCTTACCTGATGCACTTACACTCCAACTCATTTGTTTCCTCTTTTCTCTTCCGTAAGGGACTCGAACTATGCAGCTCTCATCGAATCGGAGTTTTCTCTGCCGCCGGAGTTACCGGTGGGACTGAGGGGAGAGCCGCTGCCTTAATTGGCGCAGACGGCTTTTCGGTTAAGGTGAAATTGGCGGGATCGAAAGTGTATTTGTCTTTGGAGACACCGTTGGCTTGATAGACTGCATCGAGTGCGGCGTCGACCTTGGCTTGCGCCGCCGGCGCTTTGACCTGATCGTCCTTGAAGCGCGGGTTGAGCACGTCCGCCTGCTTCTGCAGAGCCTGGAACTGCTGCGCGATGTCCGCCATGTCGTTCTTGACCAGGTCCAGTTCGTGCTCGGCTTTCAGAATGGTGTTGACGGATTCGACCGAGGCGGGCTTGGAATTGGAAGGCTTCGCCGGAGCGACCGGGGCAACCTGGGCGAAGGTGATGGAAGAGAGGGCGAGTGCAGCAACGATAACGCAAAATGTTTTCATGTTTGTCCTTTAGGCGGCTTTTGCGCCGATTTCCTTCAGTGCTTCGATCATAGTCTGGCAGCGCAGTTCGAGACGATGATGGTTGTGCACGATAGCCGCGAGTTCGGCGCCGTGGCCGGTAAACTCACGAGACTTCGTCTTAGACTTGATCAGCTCCGCACAATGGGCCGCGCCGTCATAGACCGTCACCGGTAATTCCTTCAGGTTTTCCATGCACTCGATCTTCGGCGTCAGCACTGGGGTCCCAGTGGCTAACGCCTCGTACAGCTTGGTCACCGCCAATTGGCTTAAGGTGGGCAAGTTTACGAACACTTTGATCTTCCGCAGGTTCTCGGCGTACAGTTCGGCGGTCTTGAGCGGGTTGATTCCGCCGAGTTCCAGTACCTGCACATTGCCGGTAAGCAAGTTCACGCCTTGCGCTCGGAGTTCTTTCAGGAAGGCCTGGCGCTTGGGGTACAAGAGGCCGATGAAGCCGGCGTCGATGGTCTTGTAGATTGAGGCTGCCTGCGGATGAAATATTTTTGTGTCGACGCCAAACGGCAGATAGCGGAAGCCGTACTTCTCATCCTGGATACCGGGGCAGAAGACGATGTCGGCCGAGCGCTTGATTGCGTCGACGTCCAGTTTGCCGTAGTCCTCGCGCTCGACGGTTTCGTGCATCCAAGCGACGGTGGGAAGATTCGTGCCGGCGAGTAGCTTCCCGATGTGCTCCGGCCCGGAAATAATCACGGCATCAGCTGTGTCGCTAAAAACCTCTGGGTGCACGCGCGTACTGGCAGGATCGATGGGACGGCTCGTAACTTCGTGCCCCATGCGCTTCAGTATATTCACCAGGCCGTAGCTGCAGCACCAGGCCGAGAACAGGGAAGCAGGGAAGAAGACGGCCAGTTTCACGCTTCCACTCCCTTAGTGAACGGAGCATAGGCCACCACTTCGAGTAGGGCCAGTTGATCCCCGATGCGTGCGTACACTGAGATTGCAGAACCGCTTCCGCGCAACAAAGGAACCACCAGCCGTGCGCCTTCCTTCAATTGCCAGCCCCAGCTCGCGGCGATCGCGTGCGCGCCGAAGGTGACCAGCACACCATCGAACTGTTCTTCGGTGTCGTACTCGTAGCCGTTGGCTACAACCAGGGCGACATGGGACGGCAGTTTCTCTTCCAGCGCTCGATTGAGACAAACGTCGATCGAGACCAGCGACCGGCAGCGCTCCGCCAGAATCGCCGCCTGGTAGCCGGAGCCGGTGCCGATCTCTAAAATGTCTTTAAGTTTCGCGTCTTCCGGGTTTTCGCCCAGCACCAGGTTCGCCAGCAGGACCGCCATCTCTTCCGTGGGCACCGTGCACAGATCGTTGATGGGCACCGGAAAGGGGGGGTTGGAGCCGTCGGGAGTGTATTGGCGCCTGTCGATCACTGCATTGCCAACTGAATCAAAGCGATACTGGCCCGACCGCGATAAAACTTGGCTATCTTTGAGCAGACCTCAATAGAATCGACCCGTTCGCCCGACGTTTCGCAACTCGCGGTTATGTCGCGCACCACGCCATTCCACTCGTGGTCAACAGAGATGAACAATTGTCTGCGCAAATCACCGATAAACAGCGTTCCGTCCTTGCGTGCTTTCATACCAGCCCCTTGCACTGCCGCGAGAACCATCCCACTTCGTCGGTCGAGCCGCAGATGATCTGCGCGACAACCGGCCGCGCCGCGTTGAAAGCCTGCTCGGCTTCCGGCAGAAAGGAACTCTCGTCCTGCATGTAGCCGTGGGGATGGAACATGCGGATCTGATCTTCGCCCGAGGCGATCGCTTTGAAACGTCCGCCCGATTTCCACTGCAACTCTAAATCGTTGTCGACCACCAGCGGATTGCGCCGCTTCATCCAGGCCGGCTGATTGCGCCAGAGGATGCGCGCGTAGTTCACCAGCTCCGCGCCCTTCGATTCCTTGCCCGACTGCGCTACCCAGAATACATTCAAGAACTGGCACATCCAGGAGATCAGTCCGACCGCGGTCCAGGAGAACATCATTTCTCGAGTCTTCAGTACGAAGAGCACGTTCGAGGCGTTGGCATCGAGGCATTGCTCGAAGAGAATGTAGTCGACCAGCACCCGGATGTACTCGTCGCGCGGGAAGGGAGCGAGAAACTCCGTGCCCTTGGCCAGCGAGTGATGGTCCTCGGTGAAAGTGTGCGAGGTCAGCCACAGTAAGGGTCCGGCTTCCCAGGATGCAACGGGTTTGGCGACTTGGCTCCACAGTTCGTATTGTTCGCGCCGTTCGAGAAGCTGGGTCAGCTCGCGCTGGCTGTTAGGGTCGAGCCTCGCGACCAGCTGCGAGAATTGCTTGGCCGAGTAGTTGCGTAATGCGGGCATCGTCCCGCTCTGGGTCATACGGAGTTGTGTCCTCGAATTCGACGCGATCGGTGAAAAGCTTCAAGTGGCGCCCCAGCCGTTCCAGGTTTTCGCCGCGATCGGCCAGGCGGATCTTCGAGACGGTGATGCGGCGTTTCAGTACCTGCGGCGCCGGCGTTTCCTCGTCGGTGCCCTTCGTCTCACTTGCGGCGCCTTTCGTCTCAGCTTCAGCCCCGCCGATTCCGCCATTGGGAATGATCGTCTCGGTCGACTGCACGTCGATCCCCTTGAGTGCCATCGCGCTTACCTCATCCATCTCGGTGATGGCTTTGAGGGATCCGTTGTCGTTGAACATCTGCCGCGGATCGTAGAAGGCCAGCTGGGCCAGGCCGCGGAGCACTCGTTTAGCGTCGATTTCCAGGTCAATCAGGCGCTTCGAGGTGAGCCGTTCGATTTCTGAGCGGACCTTAACATTCCTGTACAGGCGGGAACCGGCCTGGGAGGCCGAGGAAGCCGCGTAACCTGCTGCAATAGCAGCTCTTGTGGCGTTGCAATCACGCAGATACTCGCGAACAAAAACTTGCGCCTTTCCCTTCAAATCTGAACTTATTTCTGTCATTTTTGTGAAGGTGCTACGCGGCGGAATGGAGCGGATGAGCCGAAAGCCGTGCTGGGCGCGGTGTTTGGAGCGGTTCGAGGCTTAACACTTATGAACATAGTCAAAGCCTGTTTTTGCCCCCAAAATGCTTGTAAGTCGTTGATGTTTCTCATCGGACGATATGAAACAAGTTTGCTTATGCGCTGGCGCGCGTTTTTGCGTGTCGCCAGCGGGTGGTGCGGCTTGGTCCTTTGCGCGGATCGATCTTGCGTCCAGGCAGCCGGCCTTCGGCGCGAGCCAGGGCGAGGCCTGCCTTGGTGCGCTCGGCGATTACGTTGCGCTCAAATTCTGCAAAGACGGCCAGCATGCCAAACATTGCCCGGCCGCCGGAGGTTGTGAGGTCGAAGCCATCCTTGAGACAGATGAAGGCGATCTTGGCTTCATCCAGTTCTGCTATCAGGTTATGCAGGTCCCGAACCGATCGGCCGAAGCGATCGAGACGCCAGACTAAGACGCCCTCGATATCACGCAGCCCCTTCGCCGCATCGCGCATCAACTTCTGCAGCTGCGGGCGTTTGGTGTTTTTGCCGCTCAGCCGCTCGACGTACTCGCTGGTGACGATGTGCTTGTTCGCCTGGCACCATTCGCGCAATTCGCGGAGCTGCACTTCGGGATTCTGTTCTTTCGTGAGCAGGTCCGCGGGAATGTTGCGTTGCGGCTTGGAGACGCGGGCGTAAAGGGCTAGTTTCATGCGGCCAGCGCCGCGGACTGCGCCAGGAGTAAACGTTCGCCGCGCTTCCTCTGCGGTTTTGGCCTGCCCCGCATCGGACTGCGCTCGCGCTTCCAGCGTTCCAACCAGAAGCCGGCCGTGTCCACTACCTTGTCGGGATCGGCAAACTCCCGGCTCTCGGCCAGCAGTTGGAGTGTTTTCTCGCGCGCCAGGCGGAAGTCCTCCCGCTCTTGTCTTTGCCGCTCGCGGGAGTTCATCGCAGGAGTCCCCATACCATAGGAACCAGGGCTCGCACGCCTTCCCAGCACACGCCGGTGATGATGGCAATCAAAGTGGTGTAGCCGACGCGATAACGGCCGATGCGCTGATTTTGATCCGCGATGACCGCGTCTTTCCGCAGGCTAGAGGCTTCTAGCATCCGGATCTTCGACCAGGCTTCATTCAGGGAGCGCAGCAACTCCGGAGCTTCGGCTCGCGTGTACTGCTTGGAGCGGTCCACCTGGTTATAGGTTCCGGGATAGGTTCCGATCAGTTTGGGGTCGGGGATCGTCATTTACTGTAAGGTCCGCCGATCTGGTATCCGTCGAAAATCACCAAAACCAGTAGCCGCGTCATCTCCGGGCTCAGCGTCCTCGAACAGGTAGCACGCACCTGGTCCATCTGTAGTACCAGGTCCACGATGCTGTGGAATTGCTGCAGGAAGTCGCCGTTGAACTTGTCGGAAAAAGACACACATGAATCAGGCAGCAATTTCGGAAGAGTTTTCAGCGATCAAGCCGAGTGCGTGGAGCCCGACCTGGAAGAGTTCACAGTTCCAGTAGATTCCAAGTTTTACTCGGGGCCAGCCGTCGCGATCATGCACGCCTAGTTTTTCGTAGATGCGCGACAACATATTTTTTACCGATTGCGTCCGCCTGCCACTTGTTTCAGCGATATCCGACGCGGCCCATCCTTGCGCCACCATCGAGGCGACGGAGGTCTCCAGCGGAGTCAGCCGCGAAGGGTCAACGCGTCCACCACAGTGCGGGCAATGTTCCGGATACATAAAATCAGGCTGAGGCAAACACTTCAGGGTCGAACGAACGGGCAAAGGCGCGGGCACGGACGATCAGGCAGGCACGTTCCTGCAGCGTGACAAAGTTTTTGATGGGATCGTCGAACTGGGTGCCGGAGACTTCGAGCGGGGGGAGGGCGTTGCCGAGGGTAAGCTTGGTGAGTTCTTCAGGTCCGGCCGGTTCGAGGGTTTGACCGGAGTAGAGGAAGGCGTGGCAGAGGATCCCGCGCGTGTGATCGTTGGAGTCCACCCAGTCGGCGCGGCCGGCTTCCACTTCTGCCAGACCGTAGCTCTCGCTTTTGCGCTGAATGGGCGGATCGATAGCGGGGTTTGACCCGCGAGCAAACACAGGAATTCTCATGGAGGGGGTAACGCAATTGGCTACGCAGTATGGGCGGCGCGCGGCGCTGAAACAAGCAACGGATCTAGCCTAGCAGTCGAGTGCGACTCTATTGAGTCTGGGGTGGGATTGCAGGTTACGTTAGTGCCCTGGACTTCTGCGTGTTGAAAGGAAATGATTTACTTGCTATGGCAATTCTACTCTCACCCTATGAGCACGAGCTGCACTGGACCGGCGATCGGTGCGCGGACGAGTGTCCGGCATGCCGCTGGACAAGGGAATGGGAAGCGGCAGTGGTTACCTCGGTGCTCGAAACGGCTTTGGTTTAGGCCGCGGGCTTTTAAGCGGCGATGGTCGCCCACTGCGGATCGACTCCGCACTCCGTCATCCAGTTTTCAAGAGTGAATCCGCCGCCGTTCGCTCCGCCGCTGCCGGCATTCGGCCCGCGGATGTTCTGCTGCACGATGGCCGTGCCCAGCCCTTCGACAATGCCAAACAGATAGTGCTTGTCCGCGCGGGTGACGGCGCGTTTGGCGTAGCCGTTGAAGGTGTTGGTGAGAACGGAGAGGGGGACGTTGAGGGTTGTGGGAAGCTTCTGGCCTTGCTCTTTCTGAGTAGCTTGCTCCATTGGTGCCTCCTGGGGAGTGCTGAACATTGCTGGATAAGCGTAGTCCTTGCACCGGGGATGGTGCAAGTTTGTATGTTGGCATGTTGACGCTTACTGACGCATGGTGCGCTCGATCTCGGTCAGCACTTGGGCGAGGGTCTGAATTTCTTTGACGCAGTGCTCGCAGATCTCGGAGGATTGTTCGAGCAGTTCCACTTTCAGCATGCACACTTGGAGCTTCTGGCGGAGCTGGTCGATCAGATGCTCGGATTCGATCAGGGTGCGGGGCATCGAGCTCCCATGATCTACGTTTCGGAGGCTTTGGGGAAGAGCATTCCGGGTTCCTGCCCGGCAGTCAGTGGGATCGTAAAATGTGCCAGTTCGTTACTCAGTTCTCCTTCTTCTGCTCGGCGCGAGCCCTGAGGAATTGCACCTGAGCCTCATCGTCGCCCCAATCGGCGGCGCAATCCTTGGAGCAGAAAAAGGTGTAATTACCGCTGTTGGGGATCTTGCGATCACATTCGAGGCAATGGCTCAATCCGTAACGCGGCGGAGCAGCAGCTTTGTTAGGCGACTTTTTGGGGGCCGCGTTCATGAGTTCGCCTTTTCCTCCTTCTGTTTCGCCCAGCGTGCTTGAGCCGCGAGTCCAAGCAAACCGGTCGCCATGAGTGCCCATGTTCCCGGTTCCGGCACCGGTTCCAGGATGAACGCTTGTGTAGCGGACCCGCCACCGGCGTAGGAGACGGTGATCGTGGCGGGATAGTCTTGGGTGGTCAGGGGAAGGAGAAAGATCGCTCCGCCGTAGTTCATATACTCCTGGCCGCTGCCGGAGAAGGTCTGACCGTCGAAGGAAAGAGAGAAGGTATACACCTCCCCGCGAGTCCAGCTGGCAGGGGCACTCCACTCCAGCTCGATAGCCCCTTGCTCCCCTGGCTCTGGACCAGGAGCAGATTCTTGGACCAGCGTAGAGGGGGTTAACGGGACCGAGTTGTAGCTGTAGGGTGGGTTCACGTCCCAGATGGTGATGGTGTTGACGCTGTCCGCGAAAACCGGAGAGACGGCGAGCAACAGAGAGGCGACGAGTAGCGAGAGTTTCATGGTGTTTCCCCTTTTTCTGCAGAGAAGTTTCACGGCAGCAAGACCTCTTGTCGTCGCCAGCGCCAAGCCAAAGCGAACGCGCCGAAAGCAGCGAGACTGAGCGCAAGAGGCGAGTCGCCATCAGGAACTTGCCTGACGGTGCTTCCCTCTTGGATGGCGCCGCCAGTGGGGCCTTGGTAACCAGCCCAAGTGGCTCCGTAAGCGTTGGTGCAGGCTTGAGTCCTACAGGCGTAGAAGGCGAACCCCAGAGTGTTTGTTCCGGGCACGATTACGTTGGGCGCATTGGCTGTGACATCGTAATAGAGGTCTATCTCGTCGGTCGGAAGTAGAACCTCTTGCCCCCCTGAGTTGAGGTTTACTACGTTGTTGAACATGCCCAGATAGAAGGCATTACCAGGGACAGGTGTGAGCGGCGCGAGGAAGCCTGACGAACTGAAACTCATAGTGCCTGGCACGACAGTTCCAGCGCCATCAGGGTTGTTGATGAACGCAAAACTTACATCGATTGTCTCTGAGCAGTTCAACTTACAGGTTGTGGGTGCGGTGATGGTAGCCCAAGCGTTTACGTCCAGTTCGATGCTGTCCGCCAAAACAGGGGCGGAGCAGAGGATAGAGAGAAGCAGACCAGCAACTGTGTATCGCACGGTGTCACTCCTTGGGGGGAGTTTTCTTTTGTTTGGCCCAGCGTGCCTGAGCCGCCTTGCGAGCTGAATCGGCGCGTTGCTTCTTGGTGAGCGCCTTCGCACGTCCAAAGCCGCCAGACCGTGCAATCCGTTGCTTGTACTGCTCAACAGTTTCAGCCACGCGAGGACGCTAACACAATTATGCGTGCTGCGCAAGAATTATCTTGACTGCGTGCTTAGTACGTAATAAATTGTTTACATGAGGACGGAAGGCAAGGCGATGACACCTGAGGAGCACTTGCTGGTCTTGAGTCTGCATGTCAAGCAGGCGCAGTTCAACAAAATCCTGCTCGACATCCTTAAGAGTCGCGGGATTGTGACTGCCGACGACGTGCGGGCTTTTGAGTTTGCTGCGAGCGTAGATGTCGCTTCCAATTCCGCCTTACTTCAGCAAGTGAGGGAACGCTATCTTCGGCTTGCGAAAGGGTTGGGGGTTGACCTAGAAAGTCCATCACCACTCGCAGACGATCTCGATTCGAAAGTCTAGTGGGCTTCATGTTCATCAGTTTACACGGAGGGCAAGATGATCACGGAACAAGCGAACGACGCCGAGACCAAGGTCACCCTGCAATGCAACGAATGCGGCAAGAAGCGGAAACTTTCGCCCGACGGGAATTACAACGATCGCTGCCCCAAGTGCGGCGGCGTTGACTGGGACGTCCTCTAAAAACAAACGGGCCGCAAGTCGGTTGCCGCCGGCAAACGGCCCTAACCACAAACCAGTCTGAAAGGAGACTGACTCATGGCTCACAGCAATCTACCAGTTTTTTCCACCCCAGGTCCCTGGAAAGTTTCACAAAGCGGTTACGCCAACGCGCCGTTCGTCGTGTTCGCCGGCGACCGCGCCCCCAACTACACCAGCAACTTTCCTCTCTCTGGCGTCAATGCCATCGCTGAAATCTTTCACGACGAGAGTCCGGCTCACGAAGAGCAAGCCGCCAATGCCCGCCTGATCGCCACTGCGCCGGAGATGTTCGTCGCACTCGCGAAATTGGTTTGTCCTGAATGCGATCACGAACTCCAACACCACGCCGATAAATATGGCTGCGAGGTCGAGCGCGGCGACCGCGAAGGCTATGAAGGCGAACCGGCTCAGGCGATGGGGCCGTGCGGATGCAGCACCGACGATCTGAGCGACTACCCAGATTTCGTTCGAGCAATCGAGGCGTTCCGCAAAGCCAAGGGGGTGAGCCGTGCATAACGCTGATCCCATCATCCTTCGCGAACTCGACCGCTCCCTCGCCGCCCACTTGGCCATTGTGAGAGCCATCGTGCACTTGAACTTCAACGAGTCCGACCAGGCGCTCGACGTTTTAATCGGCGCACTCAGCGACTACAACTTCGAATCTCAAAAGGAGATTACCTATGGCAACCGCTCAGCAGCCGCTTGATTTAGAGGTTGCGTTTCTTCTCGATCTCGGTTTGCCGTTTGCGGGCTTGGGTCAGGAGTTTGGAGGCGTCGTCGCGAAGGGCCTTGGTCTTGGCGCGTTCTGCGGACCAGCGGGCTTCGACGGCCTTGCGGGCCGCTTCAATCCGTTCTTCTGGGGTGCGGTTCTGCGCGGTGGCCTTGCCACCTTTTTTGCCGAACTTAGCAAAGTATTCGCGAATTTCAGCCTTGGTTGCCATCAAAAGGACATTAACACGTTCGCAGCGGGTGCGCAAGAATTATCTTGACATACGCATAGGGTGCGTATAAATTAATTGCATGGAGATCGACAAGGAACTAGCCAACCACATCATGATGACGCTGATCAGCTTCGAGATCGAGAACGCGATGCTGAAAACGTTTCTTTCCAAAGGAGACGCAACCCGGATCGAAAAAAGGATAGCGAACGCGAAAACTGATCTCGCGATGATTCAGGATGTTCTGCGAGTTCTTGCTCCAATACACGCTGAACTGAAAGACGCAGACGCTCCCGAGCAGCTAGCGAAAAAATACGTGGAGATGCTAAGACATCTCCCTCCCACTGATGATGTGAATTGATCTCAGTCATGCCGCGATTCTAGCAGTAGCAGTAACCACAACGGGGCTTGTGGGTGTTCGACGCACCCGCAAGCCCCTAACCACAAATCAGAAAGGACGACTGACTTATGGCTGCACAGACTCTACCAGTTAGCTCCGAGATTCAACCACAAGATGTACACCATCTCGCCTTGCGTCCGCCCGAGCCCGCCCAGCTCGCCATGCCGCGGGCGCCGGAGATCGTTCTCCAGGAAGCCGCGAAGGCCGCCCAGGCACTCCGCGAAGTGATCGAGCGCAAGCCCAACAAGTGCGTCATCAACGGCAAGACCTTCCTGCAATTTGAGGATTGGCAAACCCTGGGCCGCTTCTACGGAGTAACAGTTGCTGCCCGCGCAACTTCCTACATCGAGCAGGGAAGAGTGCGCGGCTACGAATGCCACGCCGAAGCGATCCGCGCCGACGGCCAGGTCATCTCGGCCGCACAAGCGATGTGTATGGACGATGAGTCGAAGTGGAGCGACAAGCCGTTGTTTCAGTTGCGCTCCATGGCTCAGACCAGGGCTCAAGCCAAGGCATTGCGCAACGTTCTCGCCTGGGTTGTGGTGATGGCCGGCTACGCGCC